CTTATTAAAGTTAATCAACTATTGGATGATTTGGAGGAAATTCGTGAGACTGACACAAAAAGTAATTGATGAAATTCAATTAGCAATGACTCACACCAAAATGAATGGTGAAACCAACTGGAAAGATGGTGATGAAATTGATGTGTGTCTTGGTGGCACGTTTGCTGGTGATAAATTCATTAGTATAATAAACAGAACACGTAGTAACACTACTAAAAAATGAGATTTAAAGCAACAGTATATGTAAAGTTGAGGGGATCTGTATCCGATGCTGCTGGTAATGCTGTGATGAATAATACAAAGAGGGTTGCTCCTACTCTTCAACCTCATTTGTTGAGGATTGGTAAGTGTATTGATTTCTGGTTTGATGCACCAGATTATAAAACAGCAGAGGAGGAATTGTATCTTCTTTCTGATAGACTATTATCAAATACTGTAATAGAAGATTGGAGTTATGATTTGTGTGAAACAGAAGAAACTGGAATAGGAAATATATCAAACGATAATGCTGGTACATCAAAACATAAGTTATTTGAATGAAGAAATTCTGGAGGGTATGGAAGTATGCACTGGGTAGTTTCTCTGACGAAAAGACTAAACGATACGACAATTACATTGTTCTGGTACGTTCTATTATTTTCTTTTCTTATCTCATTACTAACTGTTTTATTACTGCAGGGGTAATTCGCCATTGGAACAATTAATGACTAACACTGAAATTATTAAAGGGAAGGTAAAGACTGTATTCAGTACAGCTGAACCTGATAGGGTTCTCATACAATATGAGGATAAGGTTACTGCTGGTAACGGTAAGAAAGAATTGATAGTAGAAGATAAGGGACGTATTTGTTGTGAAATTTCTTCTATTATTTTTCAGAAGTTAGAAGAAGCAGGAATTAATACTCATTATATTGATAATTATCCTGTAAGTATTATGTGCTGTAAGAAGGTGGAAATAATTCCCCTTGAAGTTATCGTAAGAAACATTACTGCTGGTTCTATTTGTAGACAAACTACTTTACCAGAAGGCAAATTATTGATGGTTCCCTTAGTTGAATTTCATTTAAAGGATGATAGTAAGGATGATCCACTTTTAACTTATGATAGAATGCAATTGATGGGATATGATGTAGCAGAATTTATTCCATTGGCATTAGAAATTAATAAAGAGTTGATTGAAATATTCCATTCTATTGGATTGGATTTAGTTGACTTTAAGGTTGAGTTTGGAGCAGATAAGGATGGTAATTTATTACTTGCTGATGAGATAAGTCCTGATAGTTGTAGGTTGTGGAAGAGAGGAACTAATCAAAGTTATGACAAAGACTTGTTTAGAAACGATAAAGGTGATATAGTAGAAGCATATAGAAATATTTTGAATAAACTTAAAGCATGAGTGACTTTATCTGGGTTGAAAAATATCGCCCCCAGAAAATTGATGAATGTATTCTCCCAGAGAGTATTAAGAAAACCTTTAGCGATTTTCTAAATAAGGGTGAAATACCAAATATGCTTCTTGCAGGACCGCCAGGTGTTGGTAAAACTACGGTGGCAAAGGCACTCTGTAAGGAGTTAGGAGTGGACTATTATGTCATTAATGGATCGGATGAAGGCAGGTTTCTTGACACTGTTCGGACGAACGCCAAGAACTTCGCATCTACAGTCTCTCTTACAAGCGAGTCGAAGCATAAAGTCATCATCATCGATGAAGCAGACAATACCACTTCCGACGTACAGCTCCTCCTTAGAGCGTCTATTGAGGAGTTCTCCAAAAACTGTAGATTCATTTTCACTTGCAATTACAAAAATAAAATCATTGAACCCCTCCATTCGAGATGCGTTGTGGTTGAGTTTGGTGTTCAGTCTAAGCATAAACAAAAGATCGCAATAGAGTTCTTTAATCGACTTGTTTATATCCTAGAGCAAGAAAGGGTTGAGTTTGATAAGAAAGTACTTGCTGAAGTCATTAACAAACATTTTCCAGATTGGAGGAGGGTATTAAATGAATGTCAAAGATATGCTGTTGGTGGTAGGATAGACAGTGGTATTCTGGCTGCTTTTTCTGACGTTGCTGTCGATGATCTCATTAAGAATCTTAAGACGAAAAATTTTCCTGAAGTTCGGAAATGGGTTAACAATAATATGGATAATGATACTTCTGTATTATTCCGTCGTATTTACGATAGTTTATACGAATCCCTTGTCCCTAATACTATACCTGCTGCCGTTCTTGTTATTGCAAAATACCAATACCAAATGGCGTTCGTAGCAGATCAGGAGATAAATATGCTTGCGTGTTTAACCGAAATTATGGTGGAGTGTGAATTCAAATGAAAGAAGAATTATTAAAACTGTTAAAAGAGAATGCTTATAAGAAGGGTGAGTATACCCTTTCTTCTGGAAAAACCAGCGAGCACTATGTCAATTGTAAACCAGTTACATTGAATGGAAGAGGATTGACTCTTGCTAGTGTAATGTTATTGGAACATGTAGAGAGAGATTCTCTAGCAGTAGGAGGACTTACTCTTGGTGCAGATCCTATAGTCTCTGGAGTAGCAGTTGTTGCTGGTTTGGATAGAAGACTCCTTGATGGTTTAATTGTCCGTAAGGAACCAAAGGGACATGGTACAGGTGCATGGATAGAGGGACCTGAGTTGCCAGAAGGTTCTAAGATAACAGTCTTAGAAGATGTAATCACTACAGGTGGTTCTGCTATTAAAGCTGTGAAAAGACTTCGTGATGCTGGATATAAAGTAGAACGTGTTGTTTCTATTGTTGATAGACAGGAAAATGATGAAGCAACAACTGCCATGAAATTGGCAGGATTAGAACTTTATAGTATATTCACTTTAAAGGATTTGAGTGAAGAATAAGAAGCAGTTTAAACTAGACTGTTTCGGTTTTCTGGGAATTGTGTTATTATTAAGTGGCGTAGTTTCTGGAATAGTTGTTTACTATGCTATAATGGAAATTATAAAATGAAATTATTATGAAAACCTTAAGAAAAAAACAAAGACATCAGGTAAAATCTAGGTTTTATTACATATTCTGGGGTGCTGCAACTGTATCAGTATTTGCTGGACAAATGTATGTTGGTTCTGGGTATCGTTTAATGTCTGATTCTATCAATAGAATTTTAGATAATGTACAAGTTGAGCAGAAGTTTTATTAATGAGAGTAGAAACCAGGGAAGCAATGGAAATGTTGTTTTCTGCTAAATGGAACTTGCCAAAGGCAGCAAAACATTGTAGACTATCACGTAAGGAAATGATGATTACCTTTAGTGAGTATTGTGCATTGCATGAACCAACTTACAACAAGTTTGAAACTGAACTTCAATTGGAATTAGATTATGAGCAAAAAGGGACTTAAAACACCTTTACGTTATCCTGGAGGGAAATCCCGTGCTTGTACTAAGATGGGAGAATTCTTTCCAGATCTTAGAGAGTATGTAGAATATCGTGAACCATTCTTAGGTGGTGGAAGTGTTGCGATACATGTTAGTAAATTATATCCACATTTAAAGATTACTGTTAATGATCTTTATGAACCTCTAATAAATTTCTGGATTAATCTTCAGATGTTTGGTGAGGAATTAAGTAAAGAATTATTCGATCTTAAAACTGCTCATCCCAACCCAGAATCTGCAAAGGGTTTATTTAAAGAATCAAAGGAAATTGTTAATGACAATACAAAAACAGATCTCGAAAGGGCAGTTGCTTTTTATATTGTTAATAAGTGTAGTTTCTCTGGTCTCACTGAGTCTTCCTCATTCTCAAAACAGGCATCAGACTCCAACTTCTCCTTCCGTGGTATCGAAAAGTTAATAGGATTTCAGGAGATAATTTCCCATTGGCATATTAATTCATATTCATATGAATATTGTTTTAGAACAGATATGCATGATGGATTGTTTATGTACCTAGATCCTCCTTATGATATTAAGGATAATCTTTATGGTAGGAAAGGTGCTATGCATAAAGGATTTGATCATGATAAGTTTGCGAAAGATTGTGATGAACAGACTGTAGATATGATGGTGAGTTATAATTCATCTCAATTAATAAAGGATCGTTTCAAGAATTGGAATGCTGCTGAATTTGATTTGACATATACCATGCGTTCTGTGGGTGAGTATATGAAAGATCAACAACAACGTAAAGAACTACTCTTACTTAATTATGGAACTCAAGGATTGGATTAATTCTATTAATCAAACAAAGAAGAATTTGATTGATGAGGATCCTTCTTTAGAGAAAGATTATTCTCCATATATTGTTAACAGAATATATTCGGGACATCTTGATGCAATTATGTTTGCAAATGAGATGAACGTGTATAATTTTTTACCAAAGAAGTTACAATATGACTTTTATCTAAATACATTGAGATCCAAGAAGAGATTCTCTCCTTGGCTTCGTAAAGATGAGATTAAAGATCTTGAATTGGTGAAACGTTATTATGGTTATAGTAACGAAAAGGCAAAGCAGGCTCTAAAAATCCTAACCAAAGAACAAATTATTTTTATAAAATCGAAGTTTGAAACTGGAGGAAGACGATGAGTACGGTTAAGGAACCTGAAGTGTCCTGGACACCTGAACAGATGGTGGAAGTTGTATTGGGTGAACCTGATGACTTCTTAAAAGTAAGAGAAACTCTCACAAGAATTGGAGTAGCATCCAGAAAGGAGAAAAAGATATATCAATCCTGCCATATTCTGCACAAGCAGGGAAGATATTTTCTTGTACATTTTAAGGAACTGTTTGCCCTTGATGGGAAACATGCTAACCTTACATCTAATGATGTTCAACGTAGGAATCGTATCGCTCAGTTACTTGCTGATTGGGGATTAGTAACTATCGTAGATAGTGAAAAGATACAAGATATTGCACCTCTAAATCAGATTAAAGTATTAGCATACAAAGATAAAGGCGATTGGATACTTGAGACAAAGTATAATATAGGTAGCAAGAAAAAGAAACCTGAAGAATGAATGGTCGCCTAGACAAAGTTGAGATGACTGCCAAAGTCACAAAGATGAAAAATGGGGTAGACAGTAAAGCATGGTATCCAGAGTGGGATGCCCGTCAAAGAGGTGCTGCTTCCCGTATACTCACTAACGTATTAGAACAGTTAGATGAGTATTGGATGTAGAAACCGAACTTATTTTTTTAGGTGTTTATGGTTAAATAGTAATGTCGCCTTCGGGGACACAATTACACACTCGCTTTTAAAGGAGAACCATGACTAACTTAGCAACATATCATAGTGCCAACCTTCCAGAATTAATGAAGGTGATAAAACAAAATGGCATAGGGATGGATGATTACCTAGACAGATTTTTCAATACACCAATGCAATCGTCAAACTATCCACCATATAATTTGATACAATTAAATAATCATGAATCAAAATTGGAGATTGCACTTGCGGGGTTTAAGAAAGATGAACTCAAAGTCTTCACGGAGTTTGGAAAATTATATGTCGAAGGCAAGAAAGAAGAATCAGAAGTTGATGGAACGTTTATCCACAAAGGACTGGCTCAACGTTCCTTTGAACGAGTCTGGCAGATCACGGACGATACGGAGATTGGATCCGTCGAGTTTGCAGACGGACTCCTCACCGTGGAATTAAAGAAGATAGTTCCAGAACATCATGCTCGGAAAGAGTATCTCTAAATATCAAAAGGGGTTTTCAAACCCCTTTTTTTATGCTATACTGTTTATACGAAATAATTTACTATGTCTGTTAAATTAGCCGTACTGAAGTCTGGTGAGCAAGTAATTGCTGAAGCTAAGGAATTGGTATCGAAAGATGAAGAAAAGGTTCGTGGGTACTTATTCACGAGACCTCATAAGGTTGTTACTGCACAACCTATGCTTCTAACTGAAGAAGAAACACAAAATGATTCAAGTTTAGAAGTAACCTTATCACCTTGGATTATATTGTCTGCAGATAAGGAAGTTGTTGTCCCTACAGATTGGGTTGTGACTATAGTTGAACCGTTAGAGTCGGTAGTAAAAATGTACCAGGAGAAGACAGATGGACAAAGTAATTAAGTGCATCTTAATGGATGTTGATAATGTCATCATCACTGAGATTGTTCAAATAGATGCAGAGATTGGTGATCCTGATTGTAAATTATTAAATCCATATCGTTTCTATACTTTGGATGATATGCGTCCTTGGCCTGAAGCAACATATCAGGCAGATATTATGGTAAGATCTAGTGATATACTTACTATTGCAGAACCAACTGCAGAGGTTATTGAAAAGTATCTTGAATTAACTAAGTAATGCGATTCTATACAAATGTCCAGATGGTTGGAGACAACTTCTTGGTTCGTGGTGTTGAAAATGGAAAACACTTCGCAACAAGAGAGAAGTTTTATCCAACCCTTTTTGTTCCTGCTAAAAATAAAACGAAACATAGAACTTTAGAAGGGGAGTATGTTGAACCAATTGAACCTGGTTCTGTTCGTGATTGTAGGGAGTTTATAAAGAGATATGATGGCGTAGAGAATTTTAAAATATATGGCAACGATAGATACATTTATCAATATCTCTCAGAGATGTATCCAGAGGATGAGATAAAGTTTGATGTAAGTAAAATTAAGATAACCACAATTGATATTGAGGTTAAGTCTGAGAATGGATTCCCCGATGTAGAATCTGCTGCAGAAGAGATACTTCTTATCACTCTACAGGATTATAATACAAAACAGATTCGTACATGGGGTTTGGGTGCATTTAATAATAAACAGGATAATGTAATATACCAATCATTCAGAACAGAATATGAACTTCTTAGTTCTTTCATTAACTGGTGGATGATTGAGCAGAATACTCCTGAAGTTATCACTGGGTGGAATAGTGAACTTTATGATATTCCATACCTTTGTCGTCGTCTAGAAAGGATTCTAGGTGAGAAACTGATGCGTCGTATGTCACCTTGGGGATTGGTGACTGAGAGAGAAGTTCATATTATGGGACGTAAGAATATCACTTATGATGTTGGTGGTGTTACCCAGTTGGACTATCTTAATCTTTATAAGAAGTTTACTTACAAAGCACAGGAATCATATCGATTGGATTATATTGCTAGTATAGAACTTGGGCAGAAGAAATTAGATCACTCTGAGTTTGATACTTTTAAGGACTTCTACACAAAGGGTTGGCAAAAGTTTGTAGAGTATAATATAATTGACGTTGAACTTGTTGACCGTATGGAAGACAAGATGAAACTCATCGAACTTGCCATAACAATGGCATACGATGCTAAGGTAAATTATGCTGATGTATTCTATCAAGTAAGAATGTGGGATACCATCATTTATAACTATCTAAAGAAAAGGAATATTGTTATTCCACCAAAAGAAAGATCTGATAAAGACGCAAAGTACGCAGGAGCTTATGTCAAGGAACCGATTCCAGGAAAGTATGATTGGGTTGTCTCTTTTGACCTCAATAGTCTGTATCCTCATCTTATTATGCAGTACAATATCTCCCCAGAGACGCTCGTGGACAGAAAACACCCGTCCGTTACAGTTGATAGACTCCTCTCGGAGCAAGAGGTAATAGATGGAGATTATGCAGTTTGTGCGAATGGAGCTCAATATAGGAAGGATGTTCGTGGGTTCCTTCCTGAAATCATGGAGAAGATTTACAAGGACAGGACAATCTACAAGAAGAAGATGCTTGCCGCAAAACAGGAGTATGAAAAAAAGAAAACAAAGACTCTTGAAAAGGAGATTGCTAGATGTAACAATATTCAGATGGCCAGAAAGATTCAACTTAATAGTGCTTATGGTGCTATTGGCAATCAGTATTTTCGATACTACAAACTGGCTAACGCTGAAGCAATTACCTTAAGTGGGCAGGTATCTATCCGATGGATAGAGGATAAGATGAATACCCACATCAATAAAATTTTAAAAACTGAAGGAGAAGATTATGTTATTGCTAGTGACACTGATAGTATCTACCTCAATCTGGGTCCTTTGGTTGATGCTGTATACAAGGGCAGAGAGAAAACTAATGAAGGCGTTGTTGGGTTCCTTAACAAGGTGTGTGAAACTGAATTTGAGCCTTTTATTGAGGGTTCTTACCAAGCGTTGGCCGACTACGTAAATGCTTATGATCAGAAGATGTTCATGAAGAGGGAGAACATTGCTGAACGTGGTATATGGACTGCCAAGAAAAGATATATTCTAAACGTGTGGGATAGTGAGGGTGTTCGATATGAAGAACCTAAGTTAAAGATGATGGGTATTGAGGCAGTTAAATCCTCTACACCAGCACCTTGTCGTACTATGATTAAGGATGGACTTAAACTTGTAATGAATGGTACTGAGGATGAAGTAATTGATTATATCGATCAATGTCGTACTAAGTTTAAATCATTACCACCAGAAGAAATTGCATTTCCTAGAACAGCATCTGATGTTAGAAAGTACAAAGCATCTTCTACGATATATGCAAAAGGAACTCCTATACATATACGTGGTGCTCTTCTTTTTAATCACTATGTGAATAAGAAAAAGTTAACTAATAAGTACTCACTTATTGGTAACGGAGAAAAAGTCAAGTTCATTTATCTGAAAAAACCAAATATAATCCAAGAGAACGTAGTTTCCTTTATTCAAGAATTTCCTACAGAACTTGGACTTGACAAATACATTGATTATGACTTACAATTTGAGAAGAGTTTCGTAGAACCACTTAAAGCCATCTTGGATGCGATAGGATGGAATGTGGAAAAAACTGTAAACTTAGAGTCCTTCTTTTCCTAATGGAATTACCTATCGATCATAAAGATCTAAAAACTATAGTCAGTGCACTTTCTTTGGGTGGTGACACTAGATTATATTTTTTACTTAAAAATATTGTAGATGATAACAAAAGAGAAAGGATGGGGGAGTTGGATTTTTCTCAAGATCCTAACCAAGCAGGTGCTGTTCAAATCTATGCAGAATCTGACGATTATCAATGTAAACATGGAGAGTGTGACATCTAATGGATTTACCAATCAACAAAGAAGAGTTTGATGAAATTGTTGATGCCCTTTGTAATGAACATTGGGATTACAACAAGAGAGAGTTTAGAAGTAAACTCTATAATAAAATGAAGTTAGTTAAGGAAGTTATGGATGAGAATCCTGGTGGACCTTATAAAAAAATACTTCGTGAACAACATAACATGGTAGCATAATGGATTTTTTGAAAGAGATTGTAAAAGAAATTGGTGATGATTATACCCAATTAGCAGCAGATATAGATGGACAAGAAAACTACATCGACACAGGTTCGTACATCTTTAACGGATTGGTTAGCGGTTCCATTTTTGGTGGCGTATCTAGTAATAAGATTACTGCCATCGCTGGTGAGTCTAGTACTGGTAAAACTTTCTTCTCCCTCGCAGTTGTCAAGAACTTTTTGGACAATAATCCTGACGGTTACTGTCTTTATTTCGATACTGAGGCTGCTGTTAATAAAGGATTACTTGAGTCTCGTGGTGTGGATATGAAACGCCTAGTGGTGGTTAATGTAGTTACCATTGAGGAGTTCAGAAGTAAGGCACTTAGAGCAGTTGACATTTATCTTAAAACCCCCATAGAAGATCGCAAACCATGTATGTTTGTGTTAGACTCTTTAGGAATGCTTTCCACTGAAAAAGAAATCAGGGATGCACTTGATGATAAACAGGTTCGTGATATGACTAAATCACAACTTGTCAAAGGTGCTTTTAGAATGTTGACTTTGAAGTTGGGACAGGCAAACATTCCTTTAATTGTTACCAACCATACCTATGATGTCATCGGTTCTTATGTCCCCACTAAAGAGATGGGTGGAGGTAGTGGACTTAAATATGCAGCCTCTACAATCATATATCTTACCAAGAAAAAAGAGAAAGACGGAAAAGATGTCATTGGAAATATTATCAAGGCAAAGACTCATAAGTCACGTTTAAGTAAAGAAAATAAAACAGTTGATATACGTTTGTATTATGATGAGCGTGGACTTGATCGTTACTATGGTTTATTAGAACTTGGTGAACTCGGTGGATTATGGAAGAACGTTGCAGGACGTTATGAATTTAATGGCAAAAAAATCTATGCAAAAGAAATATTAAGAAATCCACAGGATTACTTTACTGATGATATAATGGAAAAACTTGATGCTGTTGCTAAACAGCAATTCTCATATGGTAACTAACAGATTATTTCCAATCTTTCCTGTACCAATTAGCATCTATAATCTCGGTGAAGAATATCACGAGATGAATGAGCAATTAGTAGAGGATTCTTTTATTGAAAAGAACAGGCATTCTCATGGAGAACTCATGAGTAATAAGGGAGGATGGCATAGTTCTTTTGGAATGGAAGATAGGTATAATAGTTTTAATAAACTTCAAACAATTATTGAAAGTTGTTGTAATGATTACTGCAAACAAACACACAATAAAAGTGGATTGGAAGTGCATCAATTGTGGACTAATATCAATGGGTGTGGTGATTTTAATATGTCACATCATCATGGAAGATCTGCATTAACTGGTGTTTATTACCCAATTGGTGATATAATAGAAGATGACTATAATTTTAATTACCAAGATAATGTTACACTAATACCTGGAAGTGGCAAGAACGGTAAGGGAGGTGCTGTTGTTTTTGAGGATCCATGCTATGCTACAAAAACACATCTAGAAGCAGTGGATGAAATTAGTCCTTTTAATATGGGACATTATTCTTTCTATCCAGTTGCGGGAGTATTAATCATATTCCCATCCTATCTTATTCATCTAGTCACACCTTTTAAAGAGGACAAAACACGGATTAGTATATCATTCTGCTGTCGTTATGGAACGAATTGAAACAACGATTCTTCGGAATCTAATATTTAATGAGGAGTATTCTCGCAAAGTTATTCCATTCATTGAACCTAGTTATTTTGAGAAGAGAACTGAAAAGATAATCTTTGAGGAGATTACTAAATTTATTGTCAAGTATGGTTCTGCTATCACTATTGAAGCATTGAATATTGAGACTGAGAATAGGAATGATTTAACTGATACTGAAGTAAAAGAAGTAAGAGATATTAACAATTCTCTTACTGATGATGTTGTAGAGAATAAATGGTTAATAGATTCTACTGAGAAATGGTGTAAAGAACGTGCTATATACCTAGCATTAATGGAATCTATTGCACTAGCAGATGGGCAGGATGACACTAAAGGAAGGGATGCTATTCCTGGTATTTTGTCCGATGCTCTTTCTGTGTCTTTTGATAATCATATAGGACACGATTACTTAGAAGACTATGAAGAAAGATTTGAATCGTACCATAGAAAAGAAGACAAGATACCGTTCGACTTGGAATTCTTCGATAAGATTACCAAGGGTGGTATTCCAAATAAAACACTCAATATTGCTCTCGCTGGCACTGGTGTTGGTAAGTCTTTGTTTATGTGTCATGTCGCAAGC